CGTCAATCTCATCCCTTACTTTGTTAATGCTCTCGAAGATTGATTTCCAATCCATATCTGAGCTTTCCCGATTCTTTTTACGAGCTGCTTTATATTCGGGGAAGGTACCTTTCCGCCAACTGCCTGCGTCACAGGCAACAATTAGCTTTCCGTATTCATCACGGTATTTGAGATTGTACATTCGCAACGAATTGAGAATCATGTGACGCAATAGGTTTTCGTCGATGTTGGATTTGGGCTGTGAAAACACAGTCGAGATTGATATTCCGGAGAAGTCTACGATAATCATTTTGGTATAGATTTTGTTTGTTACTACTATTATACCACATCTCAGGAGGATTGTACATTATTTTTTTAGGTTTTTTACGTGACTATGATGGATTCTGACCTGTATAATCCCGTTATAGTATTCACGTAATATGTTTGCCAATCACTTTCAGCAACTGACCGCCGCTTTCTCTTTTTACCCTTTAGTGGGGGGCGAGTTATCTTCCGCGTAAATTTTTTCTTTCCGATATATTTCTTACCGTTTTCAGTATCAGTAAGGCAATAGACAAACCCCACATAATCACCGATCATGTCTGATGTAAATTCCTTACCTTGATAGACCCACATTAAATCTATCTATAAGAAAATTAAAGTGATCCGTCGTAGGACTCGTGCGAACCACAGAATGGGCAATATTGAGGGAATTCTTCTTTGTCGTAATCGTCGTAGTCCATGTCGGTATCTTCTACGTCAGAGAAAGACGCCTCTTCATTATCGTCCCACGCGATTTCGTAGGAAGCATTACAGTTCGAGCAACGTTTATCAGTAATCATTTTTTTCTATCCTTCACACGACTTACATGTGTTTAATGATCGTGCAAGTTCCTGTGCGGGGTTACCACTTCTTTGGTAATACATTCCCTTTATCCCACTTTCCCAAGCGTAGATCAGCAGTTCATTTACTTCTTTTGGTTTAGCCTTTGGCGGGATCATTAAGTTAAGGCTTTGTCCTTGATCAACAAACTTCTGTCGCTGTGCAGCCTGAATGACAATTTCCTTTTGAGATATCTCACCAAAGGTTTTAAACACGTCCTTCTCTTCTTCGCTTAACTCAGCAAGGTGTTGAACACTACCGCCATGTTGAAGAATCTCTAGCCATACTTCTTGTGTGTCTAGACCTCTTTCGCGTAGGCATGATTTAAGGTAAGGATTCTTAAAGGTAAACTTCCCTTTGGCGAGGTCCTTTGTAAAATAGTTTGAGTTGAGCGGTTCGATACTTGGTGATACTTGGCCGAGAATAAACGAACTTGATGTTGTTGGTGCAATGGCAAGGGTAGTAACATTCCGTCGGCCGTATCCCTCAAGAAGAGAAGGTTCTCCGTACTTTTCAGCAAGTTCTTCCGAGGCTGCATCTGTTCTAATACGAATGGTACTCCAGATTTGATTGTTATGCATCTGAGCCTGTAGGCCTTCAAACGGAATCATCTTCTGTTGCAGATAAGAGTGCCAACCAAGAACCCCAATACCAAGAGCGCGCTGAGAGATGGCAAAATTGCGAGGGGCATCCATGTGAGGGATACCTTCTGTCTTTGCTATGAACTCAGACATAACAGCATCAAGAAAATACGTCAGCGTTTCCACCGCATCTGTTACTTGAATCTCGTCCCATCTCTCAAGGTTAAGAGAAGAAAGGTTACAAACAAAGCTTTCGTTCACGTCCGAACTAAGCATAATCTCGTTGCAAAGGTTACTGGCATGAATGGTTTTACCTTTGTCTTTATACACCTGTGGAGCTGCGTTATTGGCATTGTCCGAGAACATCAGATAAGGATACCCACTTTCAAAACGCTTCTTGATAACCAATCCCCAGATACGACGCTTTTCTTTATCGCCTTCAACCATGGACTTCATCCATTCATCAGAGACGGTAACGCCAATACTCATCTCTTGGATTTCATGACCTTCACCACGAATCTTCAGAAACTCTTCAATGTCAGGATGATCAACTGGAAGGTAAGCAGCAAAGGAACCGCGACGAACATTTCCCTGAGATACCACGCTCATAAGCTTGTCGTAAAGCTCCATAAAGTGAACCGCGCCAGTACTTGTTCCTCCAGTACTAATAGGAGCACCCCGACCACGAAGAGCACCAAAATAAGCAGAGGTTCCTCCACCATATTTGGTCATCATGGAAACTTCGGCAAGCTTGGCTCCTGCAATTTCTTCAAGTGTGTCGTCGATAAAGGATCCAAAACAACTGATTGGCAGACCGCGCTCCCGACCGAAGTTACTCCAGATTGGACTAGAAAGCGAATAGAAACCTTGACCGAGGTATTCTTCAAATTTCTCGGAGAATCCCTTTATACCAAGAATCTCTTCTGCGGTGTCGGCGATGTCTTTACAACGTTGCTCGGGAGTTTCGCCTTCAAGAAGATAACCCCGCTCGAGAAACTTTCGAGAGTCTTTGTTGAGCCAGTAATATTTTTCCATTATGTATTTAGATTATATATCACTCTTAATTAAAAGAGATCGTCTTCATCAAAGCTTTGGCTTTTCTTAGAATATTCTACTGGGCGCGAATGAAAAAAGTCAGTCATGTTATTTCCATGAAGCTCTTCTTCAAACCACATAGTTTCTTCAAGCCATGCTCTGGTTTATCCGGTTCTTAATGAACTCCTTTACGATGTCTGCGTTAAGGCCCGGTTCTTGAATACCGTTAATCATCCAATCAACAATTTTAGCTTCAGCTTTAAACGCCTCCTGTGCTTCGCCCGCAATTCTTTCTTCAAGCTCTTCGTCAAATAACTCGGGAAGCTCTTGTCGAATGGTATTCACAATCTTCATTCCAACCATTGCGTGAATGTTCTCTTCTTGGCGGGTATACTTTACTTGCTGGTCAGTATCCTTTAGTACATTCTTATATCGGGCAAACCAATTGATAATATAGAATTGGCTAAACAACGAAACGTTTTCGACAAACAGCGTGAAAAGAATAAGAGCATAAAGATACTGCTTTTTGCTGTCCTTATAAAACCGGTGTGTATACTTACGAAGATACTTTACACGACCTTGAATCCAGTCAAGCTTAAGGTTCTCCTCAAAGATGTCTTCCATATCAAGAACAGAGAGGAGCCGCTCATACGCATTGTTATGAATCACTTCTGTATTGGCCATAACATAGCCAAGGTCTTGCAGCGCAGGGTGGGGAAGGTTCTCACCAAGCTTGGCCCAAAAGCTTTTAACCGCTACTTCGATTTGGCCAATTGCTGAAAGTGTTCGTACAATGATTTCCCTTTCCTGATCTGTTAACTCTGTTTTGAATTGGTGGACATCTGACTTAAAGCTAAATTCTTTATCTGTCCAAAACCCATTATGCATTGACTCAATAAAGTCTTCTGTCCATGGGTAGTGATTTGGTTTCCGGCTAATTTGTTCTTCAAAAATTGTTGGCATGTGTGTATTATTGTTGTGGTGTTTAGACTATTATACAAAATAATACCTCAGCTGTAAATAAAAAAGCTGAGGTATTATTGCAATAATATCTCTGTCGTAATGTGTAGCAAAGGTATTATTGTGATTGAGCTTTACGTAAATTACCTATCTAGTCTACGAATAGCTCTAAGCGCTCCGGTTTCAGAGCATTGAAGAACGACTGTTTTCTTGCGGTTAGCAGTGGCAAAGTCGTATACTGCCTTTTCTGTCTCATCCTGAAGGTTGAGATATTTAGCCCACCGTTCAAACTTGAAGCGGCCGGTCTCGAATTTTCTAAAAGTTTCTGAACAAACGGTAAACATCTTCCATTTTGCTCCCTGATGGGGATACTTCAAACAATATGTTCCTTTACCGTCTTTAGATTTCTTTAAAAGGGGCCTTGGCTTAAACGCCACTGAAGCCGTTGACATCATATCTTCGTCCATATCGATTGGAATTATTTGCGTGTTGTTTACGATTACTGTTTGGCCAGTCTTAATATCTTGAAGATTAAATAGTGGAAGATTATAAATTGAACCTACCGGTGAATTGTTTTCTAAAGTACACCGCAGCTTTCTTCCCGTACCTTCTAGGCTATCACCATTCTGCAGGAGAAGTGTTTCTTCTATAAACTCATATTCGCCAACGTTTAGGTTGCCAGCTTCATTTAGTAGAAAGGAATTTGATTCGAGAAGACACCTGTCAGACGGATCAAACGCAAAAAGTTCTTCGATGATACAACCAAGAAGCGCTTCAGAAAGATTGGTTTCTTCTTTAATCAAATAAAGAGCTGCCGCATAACTAGCCAATTTGCTTTTGCCGAAAGGTATTACGTTAAGTAAACGTTTAACATTAAAAACCAGCTTATGGAATATATTGTAAACCTTCTTATCGTCAGACGAGGTGGGCTTGCGAAGCTTCTTTCCATTCTTATCAATTATACCTGCCCTAAAAGCATTTGTATCTTCCCAATTTGTAGTGAGAAGTCTTAAAAATCTAAGGGCGTAAAATCGATCGGCGGTTTTTAAAAACATGTCGTTTAAAGTTTTTGTAATTTCTTAGCTACGTAAAGGTCACTAGGTATATTTATAAAATCCTCTTCCTTAATATAGGAAAGAAATAAAATAAATGTTTTTAATGCAGGCCAGCTTTTTTCGTTTATCTTAAAGAAACACATATTGGTCGCAGCCTCCATCTTAAAGACATTATAGATCAAAATAAGGTGATTGAGTATCA